TTTCAGATAAAACCATTTTCAGTTTACACTACACGGAATACGAAGCAATGAAGAAACTAATAAAGAAGTTGGACAATGAAGACAATTTTTAACTTAATTTTTGAAATAATAATACTTATAATGTATGGAAGACAGGATTGATAAAATAAAAGAAATAATACAGCGTGATGGGTTAGTAACTAAGGCGCGTTATAGAAGGTTTTTAGACAAGCGAAGCTATTTATATGCGATGCTACATAAAGACGGAATGTCATTAGTAGAAATAGGACAATTATTCGATAAGACACACGCTACTATAATCAACGGAATAAAGAAACACTACGACTATAATCGATACAAAGACGAAATGTATGAACATAACGTAAAAGATTATCGTGAAATATTCTACGAACCAAAGAAGATTCACGTTGATTTGATAGAAAAAGACGGAAAGAAATACAACGGTACGCAGTTAATGACCGATATTTTAGAATGTAAAAACACTACTGAACTACAGGATATAAAACGCAAATTGTTAAACGAAGAATATTTATTTGAGGAGGCAACTTTATATAAGTAAATAACGTTATATTTGCAGACGAGTTCATCCTACATTATAAACTCGAAAGGAATTATTTAACCCTTTAAATGAACGTGAGGTAGGATGCACGGGAGTTTAAGGGGTTTTTTTATGTACTAAAAAATTAAGTTATGCGTAAAGATTATTTAGAGTTTCAATGTGCAAATGTTTTAAATGATGTTATGTTTGTAAGCATTGGTGAGTATTTATGTTTTGAATGTGTAGAAGGAGAAAATAGAGCGGCGGTTACAATTTCAAACAATGATATTGAAAAATTACTTCCTTTTATTTTAAAGTTTTATTATAATCTTGAGCCAAATGAATAGTTATGATTTAAGTAGAAATTTCTGCAACTGGGCGTTTGATAATCCTGACAAAGTAAAGCCTATTCATTATGCAATTTATTTTTTTGCTATTGAACACTGCAATCGTTTAGGATGGAAAGATAAATTCGGACTTCCTTCTCAAATGGTTATGGAAGCAATAGGAGTAAAAAATTGGAGAACTTACTCGGCAGGATTAAATGAATTAGTAGAATTTGGATTCGTAGAAATGGTAGAAATTAGTAAAAATCAATACTCTTCTAACATAATTGCTATTGTAAAAAATACCAAAGCATCTACCAAAGCACTAGACAAAGCACTGCAAAAGCACAGTACAAAGCACAGTCAAAGCACTGTTAGTATAAATAAACAAGAAACAAATAAACAAGAAACAATAGAACAACGCAAATTAAAATTTGCTGATTCTCTAAAAGACTATTTGGATATTTATAATAAAGAAATGCTTAACGATTTTTATTCGTATTGGACTGAAGCAACTTTGGATAAAAACCCTAAACTTAAATTTGAATTACAAAGAACTTGGAGTTATTCTCGTAGATTAGCACAATGGAAACGAAACGATGACAAGTTTAATCCTAAACCTACTGATTTTAGTGAACAACCTAATAAATTTTCGTGGCAATGATACAAGGATTTAAAATAGCAGAACAAGGTGACGTAGTAGAAACCTTATACAAACATCGCGACAACTATCACGTAAAAGGAAAGTATTTAGGTTTTGACGAACTACATAAATACTATTCAATGAGTTTGGGTAATTGTACTGATTGGACAGGTTACCCGCAAAGTGGTAAAACTCAATTCTTAATGGAGTGTTTAGTAAATACTTCTAAATTTTACGGATGGAAACACTTGGTTTATTTTCCTGACGTAGGTAACACAACTGAAATAGTTGCAGATTTAATACAAAAAAAGACGGGTAAAAGTTTTGACCCTAACGCAAGAAATGTAATTACTGATTTAGAAATAACTATGGCTATGGAATGGGTTTTACGTCACTTCAACATAATAACTCGAAAAGAAACAAAGGGTAAAATAACACCTAAAGAATTTTGGGAATGGGCAATAAAGCTAAAAAAAGACGAAGAATTACACACTGCTTCAATAGATAGCTGGAAAGACCTAAGCCACGACTACGAAAAATATGGCGGATATGCTCAATATTTGGAATATGTTTTACCATTACGCAACTTTATAGCTGAAGAAAACAACTTGCATCTACACACAATCATTCACCCTAAATTAACCGAGAAGGAAAACGGCAAAAGAAACCCACCTACTCCATTTGATTTAAAAGGTGGTTCTGAATGGTTTAACTCGGGCAAATGTATGATAACAGTACACAGGGAAAACCCCGAATACAATGAAGCACAAATTTATTTCAACAAAATTAAACCCCGTTCGAATGGAGAGATAGGTAAAATGCTTATAAAGTTTGATAAAGAAACCTTAAACTACTATTTAGAAGAAAAAGAAGGTTATACTTTTGTAAAGCAATTTGCAAATGAGCAAAAACACGAACCACAAATTAAAAAACAGCCTACACAAACACGAATAGAAACAAACGAAATATTAACCACTTCTGAAAAGTTACGTAGATTAGCAGAAGATACACCTTTTTAAACTATGGAAGATTTAATACTACTAAAAACAAGCGTTCAGATAGGAGCATTACACGCTAAGATTAGCCTATCATTAGACGAAATAAAACAAAACCATCCTAATAGAACTGACTTAATAGATTCTATGTCACAAAGTTTAAAAGACGTTAAAGAAATACATCGTGTTTTTTTACAATTAGAAAACGAATACCGAATAGCTAACAAAAGTTTATTTAGGTTAGAACTTATAAACCTTGACTTAAAACACGAAATAGAAATGTTAAGAAAAGAAATACAATTTAAAGACGTTACGTTATGAAGTGTAAGCACTGCAAAGAAACCTTTGAACCAGTAAAGTTCTTACAAAAGTACTGCTTTAAAGATGAGTGCGTTCGTGTTTTCGTAGAAGAAGCTAAATCAAAAGCGTGGAAAAAAACGAAAGCTAAAATGAAAACCGATTTAATGACACTACAAGACTACATTAAATTAGCACAAATAACTTTTAATAAATACATAAGACTAAGGGACAAAGGCAACGTATGTATAAGCTGCCAAAAAACGCCAAAGAAAGAAAATGCTGGTCATTTTTGGAACGCTAACAATCACTATAACGTAAGGTTTGACGAAAACAACGTACATCTTCAATGCGAACATTGTAACACGTTCCTTTCGGGCAATTTAATTAATTATCGTGAAAACCTATTAAAAAAGATAGGCGAAGGTGAATTTCAGTTATTAGAAGCTGAAGCTAAGAAAACACGAAAGTTCACAAAAGAAGAACTAAAAGAAATAATAGAAACATACAAAAAAAAGATAAAAGAATATGAAACACAATAGCGACTTTAAATACGATTTAGAAATAGGGTTATCCTACGAAACTGCATTATATGAATTACTTGGTAAAAAGATTGAAGTAAAACGCGACTTCAAGTGTTTAGAAAGTGGTAACATATTCGTAGAATACGAAAGCCGAAATAAGCCTTCAGGAATAGCTACAAGCGAAGCAGACTACTATTGCTATTGGTTAAGTGAAAAGCACTTTGTAATGGTAGAAAAAGACGAATTAAGAAGGCTTTGCCGTAAATATCTTAAATCTACTCGTGATGTATATGGCGGTGACGCAAACACAAGTAAAGGAATTTTATTTCCATTGAATGATTTTTTCTAAAAATAGATTGCGATATAAAAATAATACTTATATTTGCTTATAATTTTAATTTAACACCTATGAAAAATTTATTTAAATCGTTGGCTTTGTTCCAACAAGAAGTGCCTGTAATTCACAAGGCGACACAAGGCTACGGCTATTCTTACGCTGACTTGCCTAAAATCTTTGAAGTGATTAATCCATTACTACAAAAACACGGATTAGGATTCACACAAACCTTAAACACTAAAGAAGGTACTACTTACCTATGCACAACAGTATTCCACGCAGAAAGCGGTGAATGTATTGATTCAATGGTAGAAATACCACAAGTAGCGTTAAAAGGAATGAATGACTATCAGTCTTTCGGTTCGGGTTGTACTTATTTTCGTCGTTATGCCATCAGCAGTATGTTATGTTTAGTGACCGACAAAGACACGGATGCAAGTGGCGAACAAGTAAAAGACGAACAACCTAAACAAAAGAAATCAAAGATTGATTCAACTCGTTTCAATAAAGCTATCGAAGCAATTAAGAACGGAGAATATCAAATAGAGCAGTTGATAGAGAAGTTTGATTTAGATGCGTCACAACTTAAACAAATAACTGAATTATGAAAAGAATAAGAAGACCAGCGCAAAAAACAACAAAAATATGGATAGAATCTTTAAATGAAATCAAATCACTAATTGATTTCGGAAATGTAACAAGTATTCATAGTTTATTAAGGCAAAAAAATATATCTAATAGATGGTTGACATTTTTAAAAGAAAATAATATTGTATTTAAACAAAATGTATATTATAAATGGAATGAAAAAATACCAGTTTCACATAAATTGATAGAAAGATTTAGAGAATATTCCAAGTCAATAAATTTAATGAATAGAAAACAACAATCAAATTTATTTGATATGAAAACATTAGCAAGACCAAAACAATCAAATATTAGAAAAACACGAGAGCAAAAAATTAAGTTTCAGCTTAATGAAAAACCAAAAAGCGAGTTGGGAATTATTCGTAAATTTTTAAAATGGTTATGGTAATGAAGATACGTTGTTCACAAATATCAAAACTTATGGCTACTCCCCGAACCAAAGGGGAGAGCCTATCGCAAACAGCTAAGACTTATATTCAGGAATTAGTATTAGAACACAAATACGGAATTAAGAAAGAGTTTTGGTCACGTTACACTGACAAAGGAAACCAAGTAGAAGACGAAGCTATTAGTTTTGTCAACGATGTTTTAGATTTAGGATTTATTTACAAGAATGAAGAACGCTTTGAGAATGACTTTATAAGCGGTGTTCCTGACGTAAACACGAATGAAATACTTTTAGACGTTAAATCTTCTTGGGATGCTACTACGTTCCCTTTCTTTGATACTGAAATACCTAACAAAGACTACTACTACCAGCTTCAAGGTTATATGTGGTTAACAGGAAAAACTGAATCGTTACTTTGTTATTGCTTAATGAACACACCTTTCGAGATAGTAGAAGACGAAGTAAGAAGAGAACATTGGAAACAGCATAAGATAGACGAAGATTTAAACATCCGTGATTTTGTACAAAAGAAGCATAACTTCGACCACATTCCTAACGAAAGACGAATCAAAGTATTTAAAGTAGAGCGTGACGAAACAGTAATATGGCAAATACAAGAAAAGATAGAGTTAGCACGAGATTACTATAACAACTTATTTAATACGATATGAAACAGACAGCAGTAGAATGGTATTGTAATGAAATGGAAAGCCTTAGAGTTAATGCAGAAATTAATAATATGGATGCTTATAAGTTTATAATAAGAAGAGCTGAAATCTTTACCCAAGCCAAAGCAATGGAGAAGGAGCAGTCACATTTATATGCAGAATTTGCAATAAGATGTGATAGAAAGGATATGAAAATACTAAACTTTGAAGATTGGATAAAATTAGAAACCTTTAAATCAGAATAAGATGGAAAAAGACGAAATAGTAGAAAAAGTAATAAACGAATTTAGAGCGCGTTCAGAGCGCGGAATAGAGAAATATGGAACTACGCTACAAGAAAACGAATTAAGTCCATTAGAATGGCTTAAACACCTACAGGAAGAACTTATGGATGCGGTTTTGTATATTGAAAAAGTAAAACAAATAAATAAATAAAAAATGGAAACAAAAGTAAACGGAGGAGCAATCTTCAAAAATGAGAAAAAAGCGGACACGCACCCTGACTACAAAGGTACTATTAACGTAGATGGTCAAGACAAAGAGATAGCGTTATGGGTTAAGCAAAGCGCAAAAGGAACTACTTACTTTTCGGTAAAGATTTCAGAGCCTTATAAAAAGACGGAAGAACAACCACAAGGTAAATGGATTAAACCCGAACAAGTAACACCTAAGAATGATTTACCCTTTTAGTTATGTACATCGATGATTACACTCTACGGAGGTTACTTCAGGAGTTACTGCGTAGAAAAACACGAAACCAAATAGTACAAGAAATAAAGTTAAAAGGTGAAAAGTTCCACCAGTACAACTTAGACAAATTCTTAGAAGGAAAAGACGTAAGTTTATCCACCTTACAAAAGATAGACAAGTATGTATGTCGGCAATATTACCAAGAAGGACGAAGCCCACTTTTATAGTGGGTTTTTTTTGTATTTAAAAAATATGATTATATTTACGTCGTGGAATTGATTAGTTTATTAGCATTAAGTTGGTGGTTTACGGCATTTGAGCCTATTCAAGTTCTTATTGACAAGTCTTTTGAGCGTTTACCCATTACACCTTTAACGATGTATTTGCATAGTGCATTTGGTTGTTGGAAATGTGTATCGTTTTGGACTACGCTAATAGCTACACAAAATATATTCTACGCTTGTATCGTATCATTAACAGCTTATATCATATCGGAATGTTTACAAACGCTGACACGGCATTAATAAACGAGATTCACGCACTCGATGAGTCAAAAAGATACGCAAAGACGAATCTTATTAAACTACGTAACCTTAAAGAAAGAATAACCGGAATAAAAGACAAGGAGTGTTTTTGTCAATCGGTAAGACGTAGAGTATGGTATACCGATTTCAGAACTTGGTATGAAAGCCGTTCTTGACAAGTATATACAAAGTAATTACGACGAGGTAAGAAGGTACACAAACTATTTCCTTGTAAGAATGAATAGTCGAATAGACGCAGATACTGTTATAAACAATTCTTATTTACACGTTATAAGCATAAACGACGATACAACTTGTGAGGAAAAGGTTAAATCATATCTTCTAAACACTATTAAATGTCAGGTTTTATGGTCTACAAGTCAATCTAACAACGACGATAGGGTAACGGCAATCGAAGAAGGTAAACAACAGGACTGCGAAAACACGGATTTAGAATGGAAAATTCAATTAGAAGAGCAGTATATCCGTAAAAAGTCTATCATAGAAATGTATAGGAACGGAATTAACGATAGAATTAAACAAATTATCTTCGAAGCATATTACGACAAAGGCTTAACTACTCAGAAGGAACTAAGTCAATACTTCAATATATCAATGACCGCAGCGCATTTTTTAATCAAAGATATAAAACAAGGCATAAAACAAATTCAATATAGTTATGACACACGCTAATTTACTTGCAACACTTTCTTTTTTTACTGCTGTATTTGGAGGATTTGCTTTAATGCTTAATTATTTGGAGTTATTCCGTGTTTTTGGAGGATTATTTATAGTGTTGTGGTGTTTGTTTAAATTAGCATTAGAATTAGAGAAATATGAAGAGGATTAAATTAGAGTACATCGACAAAACTATCGTACAAAAAGACGGAATCTTAGGAAACCGCAAAATAATAGTAGCTACTATTGACCCTAAGAAATATTCTTATTACGCTTCTATTGGACTTGGTTATCTTTTCGAAGATGCTACGATAAAATATGTTGGCATAGAACAAGAGGTTATAGAAGAACCAGCAGAAGAAGTTAAACCTATAAAAAGACGAAAAAGAAATGCCAAGACCCAAAAGTGACGAATCACGTAAAGAGTTTATGGAAAGATGTATGGCTGACCCTGAATCGGTAAATGTCTTTCCGGATGCAAGTCAACGATACGCCGTATGTAATTCCGTTTGGACTACCGATAGAATGACATCAATGAGTAAGTTCTTAGATGCTAAAAAAGAAGACAATGAAAAAGCAGACTAACGTAACGGCACACCTTAGGAAAACACGAAAGAAAAGACCTAAGCAACACTCTAAAAGTTCAAAGTTAAAAACAAGCAAAAGATACATAAAACTAAATAGAGGTCAAGGATGAGAAACGAAGATTTAAGGTTCTTTATTAT